CTGGTTCCATACAAAACGAATAACTATAATACATCACGGAATATTCCTATTTGTGTACTATGCGCATGAGAGAATATGGTTCAAGGTGAAGGGATTTGCTAAGTCAAGAAAGTTTATCAAGGCTATTACATACGAGATAATACTGGGACATTTGATACTCGGAACTATTACATATATAATAACGAGGTCTTGGATCAGTACTGGTAAGGTAGCTATTGTGTATATAGAGAGCAAATTGGTGCTGTATGTGATATATGACTATATATGGAGTAAGGCAAATGTCAAAACTGTATAAGGAAAACTATAAAGAACTCACAGCAGAGATTAAGGCCGAGTGCCATAAATATTATGGAGTAACACCTTCTACGAATAATATACCAACATGGTACCCCACACTAGTAAAGCCAAATAAGATAGCCCTTATTTTGTGTTGTGGTATTAAGCATTTTTGGGAGAATCTACCCAGACAACTATGGCCGATAGATGATGAAACCATAATAAGCAGACTTATCAGACAGATAGAGGATAACAATATTATCCCTATAGTTGTGACAAATAGAGACGATATACGAGAGTATATTACTAATAATAGTGATGTACAAACGTATACCCCGATACACTACCGCTCAATAGCTGAGACTTGGTTATTCACTTCAGACCTATGGAGAGAGCAAACACTTGTACTACTTGGAGACACAATATACCCCGATGAGGTTATTAAAGACCTATTAGAACATGAGGGTAGTATGAATATGTACGGTAACTCAGCCGAAATATTCTCTTTCTCTTTCAGTAGTGCAGAACATAAGAGGGTAGTTGATACGTTATTTGAGACAAATCGTGATACATTGAAAGGATCTCCTTGGGAAATATACAGAAAGTGGTGCGGGTTCCCCTATAACGAGGGTAAGAGAGAAACAGAAGTATTAAAGATAATTGAGAATACCGCAGATATAGACTCCCCACATGAGTATGAGTCTTTACTAAAAGTGAGGTCATTATGATAACCGTTATATGCTTCTCTAAAGACAGACCCTGCCAATTAGAGCTACTACTAAGATCCATAGGAGAGAAGTTTCATGTCGATAAGAAAATATATTGTCAATATACCAGTACTACTGAGGCTTTTGAAATGGGCTTTCAGAAGGTGGCGGAAATGTATCCAGAAGTCACATTCATTAAAGAAACGGATTTTAAAGAAACCCTTTGTAGGACACTTGAAGAGGTAGACACAGAGTATATAGTGTTCTTTACGGATGATGACGTGTTTTTGCAGGACGTTGAACCAGTAGAGGCTATAAAAGATGCTTATATAAGAAATGATAGTGTGCATAGTTTAAGTCTTCGAATGAATCCATCTATAAGTTATTGTTATCCAGCCAATAATACAAGAATATCATCACCTAGTGGGCTTGTAGTAAAAGATGGGTATATGGTGTGGAATTGGACTTATCCTGAAATAAACCAGCACACCTGTTGGGGTTATCCTATGGCAATCAATAGCCACATATACCCATCAAAAGACATCATAGAACTTATACAGAGAGGGTCCTATAGAAACGTCAATAGTCTGGAATCTTGGCTTAACGGAAACAGATGGTACCACAAACCGTATATGTTATCATTCTCTGAGACTAAGGTGTTCAATGTTCAAAACAATTTTGTACAAGGACCACGTATGAATGAACAGGAGTACTCAATTGAATGGCTTAATGAGCAGTTCTTAGACGGTAAGCGTATAAGCACAGATAATATATATGGACTAGAACCACAGGCAGCACATGGCAAGATAGAGTATAAAATGGAGATTATATGAATGAATTATTTTACTTAGGTATAGGACTACTGATAGGCATTATGACCATGCTAGGACTTGATGTACTCGGCTCAATGGCAGCTAAGATACGGTATGATAAAACAATACGTTATAAGAATGACCTCATTAATAAGCTACTGGATGACAAAGATGCCAATAGTAAAACCTAGACTGCCTATCACAGATAAAACCTGTTGTACCTGTAAACAGAATAAGCCGGTCATTGACTACTACATAAAGGATATAACCCGGCTTGGCACACCTGTCTACTTCTATGAGTGTAAAGAGTGCCATAAGAGTAGATGTAGTTGTAGGTTGAAAAATAATAAATAACATGATAAAATAATATAGAATTACTAATAAAATCCCGACGGGAAATAGTGATTAATAAAGGAGGTATCCGATGGATACAATAACAAAAATTAAGGCAATAGAACTGGTATTTGACTGGAATCTATGGCCAAGACAATCAATAGGTACACTCGATTCCACAAACCTTTCACAATTAAGAGACTCTTTAAGAGAGGGTCATAAGATACCGCCAGTAGTAGCAAACAAGTCTGATTATCGTCTCATTGATGGTTTTCATAGGACCAGGGCTGTACTGGATGTGTTTGGTAGTGATGCAGAAATTGAGGTTATACTTAATAAATATGCGGATGATAAAGCTATGTTTTTAGAGTCTGGAAGGTTAAATGCTTTCCAGGGTTTAAAGATGTCTCCAACAGACAGGGCACATTTTGCGGCTAAATGTAAAAAAATGAAGATACCAGTTTCGGTTATAGCAGAAACACTTCAGATAAATAAAGATAAGTTCAAGGAGTGGTTTGCTAAAAGAACAGCTACCTCTAGTACAACAGGTGAGACAGTTGTATTAAAACACGCTTCATGTTGGCTTGCTGGTAAAAGTATAACACCTGAACAAGAACATTACAACAAAACAGAGATTGGCATGGTGTTAGGTGCCAAGGTTAGTGTACTTATCAATGAACTCAACGCAGGACATGAGTTGACAGAAAAAAACGTCAAGCGACTTATAGAACTTCAAAAAGTTATACAGGTTGCATTGGATAGGTCAAGTTATGAATGAGAAATTAATAAGTTCTATTTGTATGCTAACCCGTCAATATTATGATGCTCAAAGAGACCGGACAAGAATAGATGGTATGCTAGGGATGAAAAAGTCAGGAGATACTAAAAAAGGCACTCCAGAGCGGGAAGAGGATACAATTGAAGTCCTTTATCATCGTAGGAACGGATATGATATGACAGATAAAAAAGGTAATGTTAGTCATATAATGGGTCTTATGGAGTATGAGGATGCTATTGGTAAAAAACTTGCAGAGGAAATTCATAATCATCCATTGTGGGATGCTTTCTTAAAAGATGTTAAGGGATGCGGTGAGACAATGGCAGCGGTTATTATCAGTGAGTTTGATATTAACAAGGCTCCTACTGTAAGCAATCTCTGGTCATTTGCAGGATTAGCACCTGGAAAGGATAGGAAGGTCAAAGGACAAAAGTGTACCTACAATCAGTTTCTAAGGTCTAAATTATGCGGTGTTGTTGGTAGTGGTTTTCTAAAAGCCAAGGCTCCGTATAGTGAGTTTTATTACAATATGAAAACACGCTTAGAGTCTGATAAATGGGGAATGGATAGCAAGAACCCAACAGATAAGAAACGACCAAAAGCAGGACATCAACACAAGGCAGCTACACGCTATATGATAAAGATGTTTTTGAAGGATCTATATGTAGCTTGGAGAACCTTGGAGAATTTACCTGTAAGAGAACCATATCAGGAAGAGTATTTGGGTAAGAAACATACAGCTTAAAGTGTAATGCCATTGACATTGAGTAAACCATATAGTAAGAGCGAGCCATACAAAAAGAGTAATCCAATGAAGGAGAGCGAGCCATTAGCCTTGAGTCAACCAGGAAATTGGAGCGAGCCATTGAAAATGAGTAAACCAGAGAAAGCGAGCGTTATATTAAAACATGGTACAATACAAGATAGGTTGAAAAAATAGCAAATATAGTGTATAATTACTATAATATACATTTAAGTAATTAAGGAATTAACAATTGACTTATCAACCAGGTGAATCAGGTAATCCAGAAGGGGCTCCAACTAAATACAATACTTGGAAATGGTTAATAGAGAAACATAACTCTAGTAATATAACAGACCTCAATAATATTAAATTAGAACTATTGCCAGTAAAAGAAGCCATAGTTATTAAGAAAATAATAGAAGCGTACTATGATGGTGATTTAAAGGTTATAGAGTTTATCGCTAACCGGGAAGAGGGTACACCAAAACAGACCATTGAGTCTAATAATAAGCATACAGTAACACAGCCAATAAAGATAAAGTTTGAAGAGTGAGTGAATTAATAGAGACTATTCCAGAAATAGGATTTCATCATAAGTTTAAACACCTATTTGAGCCTTGGAGATATAAGGTTTATTATGGTGGTAGGTATGGTCTAAAATCTTGGTCATTTGCCAGAGCATTACTTATTATAGGTTGTAGTCGGTCTATTAGGGTTATATGTGCTAGAGAGATAATGAAGTCAATTTCTGAATCGGTGCACGTACTACTTAGCAATCAGATTAAGATATTGGGTAAAATTGCACAAGAAATAGCAGATAACTATATAGTAACTAAGAATGAAATTAGGGGTAAGAACGGTACTGTCTTTAATTTTATAGGTTTATATACAAATCAGAATCAGATTAAGTCATATGAGGATGGTGATTACTTCTGGGTTGAAGAGGCAGAAAAAATTACACAAAACTCTTGGGATATAGCAATACCAACATTTAGGAAGGTTGTCTGTACTTGTCATTATCTGCCACTAAATGTTGATAAGGTTAGTGATGATATTTTCTGTAGTGTAGATGGTAGAAAATTAGAAAAGAATAAGGTTGATTTATGGGTAAGCGAAATATGGATAAGCTTCAACCCTGCCAGAGACGATGACCCTACATATGAGACGTTTGTAACTCAACATCAGCCAGATAGTGTCGTAATAGAAACTAACTATAAAGATAATAAGTGGTTTCCTAATAGCCCTGGACAAAAGGATATGGAGTTTATGAAAAAGAACAATTACTCCAAGTATATGCATATATGGGAAGGGCAGCCGATAACAGACTATGAGACGCTTGTATATAGGTTTACCCCTGATAATAGGATAGATTATGAGCCAATATATAATGATGGTTATGAGACATGGGCATCCTTTGACTTTGGTGTAAGTGATGATACAGCTATAATATTCTATCAAATAGTACCAACTCCTGATAATGAGTTCGGGTATTGGATATATGTATTCGATGAATATGTCAATAACAACAAGCCTGCTGAACACTACAGGGATATTGTAGACAATAAGCACTACAATATAGATAAGTATGCCTGTGACCCCTCAGGAGCCAATAGACAGGCTGATTTAACCACCTGGATAAGCAAATTACAAAAGAACCCCATAACCGGCTCAATAGATTGGCATTTTATATACACTCATAAATACAGTGTAGCTGAGATGATAGATAGGACAAATGACATAGTCCCTTACATAAGGTATAACCAACATAAAACACCAAACTTCCATAAGATGTGTAATAGATGGCAGTATAGAACAGATAGGGATAACAGGATTGTATTACCACCTAAACCAGAGCATGATGTACATAGTCATGTTGGTACGTCATTCTACTACTTTGGTATAAACCGTTTCCCTCCAAGGGCTAACCAGAAAGTAAGAAAATTGAAATAGGTAATTAATATATAAACACGTCTATTGAAAAATAACACAATATATGTTATAATGACAATAACTATGACAATGAATCAAATGGCCAGGAGCCTCCGATTATATGGAGACTCTGGATGGCATCAAACACAAGAATAAGTTCAAGAATACGCACTGGCAATTTCCTCTCAATAAAGTACGCCGTACAAAACCTAATAGATATATTTAAAGACCGATGGGATTATATAATCGAGGAAGAGTTAAAGAGACAGGTATCTATAGAGAGTTATCAAAGGCAGAAATGGCTAATCACAAAAGAATTAAATATAGTCAAACGTGTAGTAAAAGAATTATCCACAGTATATAAAAAACCTGCTGAACGTAAGGCAGTACTCACTGAGTTAGAAGTACCGGATGAAGATAAACCAGAGTCATCTGAGAAGATTGATAATGAAGAGATGACAGATGAAAACTATGAACTCTCACAGAAAGATACTAACAAGAACTTTGTACTACAGAATATAAACCAATATACTAACCTTGCTAATCATACAATACTAAAAGTTAATTTTAGAGATGAGAAGCTAGACTATGAGCAACTCAATTTTAATAACTGTGAGGTATATACAAGGCCCGATGACTGGATGAGTATTGTTGCATATAAGTATTTCTTTGGATATGTATTCCCTTGGGGTGACCACTCACAGAGTAGTTTACCAAGTCTAAAGATGTCTCAGGATGAGGGTGTTGTAGTTGGTGCCAGACAGGACTATACATACTCTCAATTATGGGTAGCTGATGACCTTGACCTTAATGATTACCCCGGTATGATTGAGAATGATGATATTGATTTCCTTGAGGGGGGGTATGTATATACTGTAAAGCCAGTGGGTGAGGTGGAGACTATTATTGAGAAAAAGCCTATACCATACAAGACAATGGCTGTAGTAACAGACCCAGAAACATTCCAGAAAAAGAGCGTACTGAAAAGCGTATTACCATTTGTATTATACTCCAAGAGTTATCCGGTTGATGACTTACTAGATTTCAGCACCGGTAATGATATAAGAGATTTGAATATAAATATAGCTATGTTAATGATATGGGTGAACCAGTTATCTAAGTTTCAATCATTTAAACAGATTGTATTTAACACTGATAACCCAGAAAAGATACCAGACGGCATGGCAGTTGGACCAGATGACATCCTTATTAACCCAACATCAGAGGGTGAGGGTAGTGTACAGGTGCTTGACTTACAGGCTCGTATATTAGATTTATTTATGCTAATAGAGAGAAGAATTACCACCGTACTTACAGGGTATGGTATAAGCCCTCAGAACTTTACAATGTCGGCATCTCCTACAAGTGGATTTGCTTTAAAGATTAGTAACATTGGTAAACTTGAGGCAAGGGAGATGCAACTACCGGGGTATGCTAATTGTGAAAAGAAGCTATTTGATGTAGAGCGTATAGTCTGGAATACACATAACCCAGATAAAAAGATAAGTGAGGATGCTGAATTAATGGTCGACTTTGCAGAGATAGAGTTTCCTAAAAGCCCAAAAGAGAGGGCAGAAGATTTCAATTTTAAGCAGATACATAATATCGTTACTGAGATAGACCTTATGATGCAACATAACCCAGACCTTACACGTGAACAGGCTGAACAGGAGTATGCTAGAAATAAAGCATTTAATGATTCCAACAAACCAGAGCCTGTAGCACTAAATCCAATACGTCAACCAGGGGCTACAGTTGCTCCTAAAGGATTCCCACCTAAGAAGTAATGAATGGCTATATCAGATAAGATAGTACTTAACTCTCTTAGCTCAATACGAGGGATAGAGGATGAGTTCACTAGGGCTCTTGCTAGTACTATGACTAAATTGGAGAGGAACCTTACACCACTTCTTGATACATATCGTATCCTGCCGGCAGTAGATACCGCCCTTGCTAGACAAGAGTTAGAGGCTATACTCATAGAAAGCGGATACTATGAGACTACTGGCAAGCTATTAAACGAAGGATACCAAAGGGCTATTGATGAGGCTCAAGGTCTCTATATACAGTCAGTAGGTGAAAACCTGACATTTAGTGAGGCGTCCTTGGAACGGTTGAACGCACTTAAGAAATTAGACCTTGGAGAATATAGTAAATTTGCAGATAGTTTTAATACGACTATTACAAGATCCTTAATAGATATTAACTTTGGTGCTATTGATAAGAATACTGCTATTAAGATACTACAGAGTAATGTAGACAACATCGGTCGGTATGCAGGTACTTGGGTTACTACAGGGCTTAGTAGTATATACAGAGAGTCCAGTACACTGATGGCTATAGACTTCGGTATGACAAAGTTTGAGTATGTTGGCCCGCTTGATGGATTAACACGGCTTTTCTGTAGAAACATAAGGAGCGGTAAACGTGTACACACTATAGCTGAGATTAATGCAATGGATAATGGGCAGGGTCTACCAGTACAACAATTTGGCGGTGGATATAACTGCCGGCATCAATGGATAGGTGTATCATAATGGCTCAGGTTAAAATATCTCTTGAAAATATGAAAAAGATTATAGCATCATTACAGAATTTTGACGGTGTTGTATTTCAAGTAACAAATAGACTTAAGTTTTTATTAATGGGTAACTGGGAGAAGGGAAAGGGTGCAGACGGTATTAAGCTAAAGGAACTTAGTGAGAAGTATAAAACTATAAAGGCAAAGCGTAAAAGGACCCCGATTAGAAACTTTCTGTTATCTGGTAATATGTTACAAGACCTGGCACCTGTCAAAAAAACAGATTTTCATTGGCTGTTAAAGTTTCAGTCAGCATTGGAGCGCAAAAAGGCTCAGGGTAATGCATCTAAGGCACCTAATATGATGACACCAATTAGTGATGATATTAACAAGAGGTTGCAGAAGTTAGCATTTAAGCTATACAAGGAGTAAGAGATGGATGTAAAGAGAGTACTAGGTTCAGAGAGATGTTATTTAATGACAGATGGTAGTAAGGTACCGTTTTCAGAGCGTGAAAGGATATTTGGTAAACGTGGTGTAGTTGCAGAGGCTAACAAGATAGTAATAGCCCATCCTACTGTATATAATGCCGATAATAAGCCTGCTAATAAGAAGTATAAAAGGTTTAAGTAATGTCTGGGCTTGCCGGTACATCTAATTACGGGCCTTTATATATAGCAAGTTTAAAAGCTACTACAAAGGCATCTCCAATAGGAGCCGATAAGATATTACTATTGGATAGTGAAAATAGTGATGATTTGGTATCATCTGCAATATCAGATTTACCAGGTGGTACAACTGTTGGATGGTCTGGCTCTGTTACAGACAATCCCCACTCTGTCACTAAGAGTGATGTTGCATTAAAAACAGGCGGTATATCCAATCTTGATGCAATTACTCTCATATTACAGTCAGTTGAACCAATAAAAGAAATGGTAAAAAAAGATATTAAAAAACAGTGAAACATATATCTGAACTATCCAACATAGGAGAAGGTAAGAGATGCCTTATAGTAGGTGGTGGTGAGAGCCTAAACCGCTTCCAATGGGATAAGTTAGAGAATACTTATGTGATATGTATCAATGACCATCTATCTCAAATGGCTGATATGATAGTGTATTATGATGAAGATATGAGGGACTATTTTACTAAGCATGAAATATCAGATAGAACCCTATTAATGGGATATAGGAAAAACAGGGATAATGATGTACTTAACAACACTTGTGAACGCTGTAATTATTATTACACTTATCTCGATATGGTATATGGTGATAGTGGATTTCACATATTACAATTTGCAGATAAGATATTTAACTTTACAGATATATATATTATTGGTCTGGATTATACTACTAATGGGATTAGTTATCATCACAATGAGACTTGCAGTGACCCATTGAAATTAGAGAAGTTTGAGAAATGGTCAATTGATAGGGTTTTGGCAAAGTATAAAGATGTTCAATGGACAAACAATATATATAATTGTGCTAAAGACAGTAAGATTGATATATTTAATTATGGATTGCCGTATTGAAAAATAACGAAATATATGTTATAATGGTTATTATAGTACCACAATATGAGTACTAAAATAAAGGAGCATAGAATGCCAGATGTACCAATAGCTGAAGCTAATGTAACAGAGATTAAAAGACCGGAAGCTGAGTTGACAAAAGTTGATGAACATCCAGGTTTATCTCATTTAAGTGATGAAGATAGATCCAATATAATTGCCTTACGTAAAGAGGCAGCCGATAGACGTGTAAAAGCTAAGACTATCGAAGATGAATTAGTAAAATTAAAAGCAGAAATAGCAGAGCAAGAAGATGCCAAGTTAATAGAACAAGGCAAATTACAGGAACTGCTGGATAAAAAAGAAAATGAGTTAAATGAACTCTCACCACTTAAAGAAGAGGTAGAGGGTTATAAGCAATACTTCTCAGAGCAGCTTGATGCTGTTTTGGAGAAACTTACAGAAACCCAAAAGGGAGTTATTGAGGATTCAAATATGGATATTCAAAAGAAACTCAAATGGGCCAGTAAGATGATAGAGGAAGGTAGTGGACAGGTTCAACTCCCTCCTGATAGTGTACGTCCTGGCGGCAAGACACCGAATGAGAAAATTAACATAGCGGATTACAGAGGGCCAGAAGGTAGAAAGAAGTTAGTGGAGATTTCCAAAACTAATAGACCCTTATTTGAAGCGATTGTTAAGGAAAGAGATAACAATTAATAAGGAGACAAACTATGTCTATTAAATATTCTAGTTTTATTGATCCCGAAGTACTGGAAAAAACAGTAGGTGCTGATTATCAAAATGAAGCCAAAACTATTACTTCTGGTCTAGTAAGGAATGAAGGAACCCCAACAGAGGGCAGCCAAATTGAATGGCTAAAACAAACAATTTTTTCAGGTGATGATTCTGGTCAAGCCATTGGTGTTGATACAGAGATTGATCTGAAAAACAAAGTACAGGTATCTTATGCACTGCCAATTATACATCGGGCTGATGGTGCCGAACTTGACGATATATCAGAGGCTATTATGGCTAAACTTGGTGCCGATGGTGCTGAGGCTGATGCAACCGCTAACCTGGCAAATGCTATTAGTGCAAAATCAGGGCATATGGTTGACACCGTAGCTGTCAAGATAATTGACGGATGTGCTCAGTGGATAATTACTGATGCTAATAACTACAATAACGCTAATGGCTCACAAGCTAACCTGGTTGATATTGAAGAAGCAAAGTCAACTCGTGGTGAAAAAGGTGTTAATTTTGAAGGTGGATTCTTGGTGTGCCGTGGTCTTATGTATCACAAACTGGCATCACTTGGTCTTATCGCTGCTACTACTAACACTCTTGGTAATATGAAACAGGATGAGTTAGTTCGTACAGGTGTTGTAGGAACTTTACTTGGAATGAATGTATTTCCTACTGATAAGATAGCCCTTGAAAGTACTGGCGGAGTTGACCATCTCATTCATTTGATTGAGCCGGGTGCCCTTCGTATGCTTCTAGGTGCTAACCCAGATGTTGATCCAGTAATACGTGCTACCAGAGCCTTTAAGGACTCTATCAAGTTTAAAATAACTTGTGGTGGTATGATTGACGGACTCTCATGGGGTTCTGCAAAAACAAACCCAGCCGGTGTTACTAATACCGTACTGGCAACTGGTACAAGCTATGAACAAGCTGCAACGAATGTTAAAAACATTCCTATGGCTGTAGTTCGTTTCGATGCACCTACCTTCTAAGGAGAAATAACATGAGCGCAAATAACAGAATCGGTTATCTTCAATATGCTGCTGTTAGTACAGATACTACCAGCACATCTATTGGTTATCTACCTCCAAATGCCTTTATTACTGACATCAAAGTGTTGACTTCAACTGCTTTTGATGCTGGTACAGTAATTGACATTGGAGATAGTACAACTGCTAATCTTTTTGCTAATGATATAGCTGCAACATCTACCGGTGCTGCTACTGTAACCTTATCTACTCAGGGCGGTGTAGTTCAGTCTACAAGCGACCAGACAGAAGTTAAGTTTATAGTGGTAACAGGTGGTTCAACATTACAAAATGGTGCTGCAAGAATCATTATAGAGTATGCTTACGTAGATTAACATGAGCAATAAGCCCTTAACAGAGGATGAGTTATACAAGTCCTACAGGGCTTATGAGATTCATGTTGAAAAAGAAGTTAAGTCTGGTGCATTGCGTAACAGTGATGCCCAGACTTTACTTAAAAAAGCACGTAAGAATTATAGTAGTCAATCTTATAATAAATATCTAGGTAGAACAAAATGAGATTAGAGATACAAGAAAGTAAGGATTATACATTTACCTGGTCATTTTATGACAAGAATATTCAAGATGTTCCAACATCTGGTACCATTAAAGTCTATAAGCCAGGAGGCGGAACGCTAGTTGATACTACTGCTACTGCTATAGACTCAGCCGGTACAATATCCTATACGCTATTAACAGCCAATACTGGCACGATAGATTATAATTATAAGATTGAATTAATATATACAGTAAGTGGTGTAGAACATAGGCCTTTTTTCTTATTTGATATTGTAAAAACACCTATCATTAATAATGTAAGAGATGAGGATTTATTTCAATACATTGAAGAGTTAAGGGATAAAATAACACCATTTACAAAGGAAACAACAAGTGCTGGTACTACTAGCACATTAATTAGTAATGAACTTAACAGCCTAAATATAGATTTTAAAGGCGGTAATGTTGAAATATACATCACTGACACTATTACACACCGGGCAGAAGTAACTATATGGAATAACAATACAAGTACTATTACTTTTTCACCCTCTTATACTGCTCTAATAGCAGATGATATAAGGTTCAATATACGGCCTAGTTATCAAACAAAAATTAACGAGGCTTACAATGAGATTGTATCCAGAGATATTAGAAATAGAATAGGAATTAAAGCCAGGTTTATAGACACCACTGCAACACGTAATTTAACAATATTTAAAACACTTGAATTGATATGCTTCTCTAAAGTAGAGGAGGAAGGTGATAAATGGGATATAAGGTCTAAAAAGTTTAAAGATGAGTACTCCTCTGAGTATTCTAAATTAAATGAGCCTGTTGATTACAATGATGATGGTGAGATTAGTACCGATGAGAATAACAGTAGACCTAGTTTTCTAAATAAGAAGTTGGTAAGATGATAGCATCTGAGATACTCGACTTAGAACAGTACATCAAAAAGAATGTAAAGTGCAACTGCCAATTTGGTGAGAGGGATAATGACCCTAACCAATATCCACTTGTAGAGATACGAATGACAGAAGATATTACACCATTCTTTCAGAACACAAGAATGCAAACGATAGATTTACAACTTGATTTACATCTTATTGTAGACAAGCAAAATGAGTATAAGGCACTCGAAGTGCTCGAGCGGTTATGTCTGAAGATAAACCAATTCAATCCACAGAAGGGGCATAAGTTGATTGATACTTTTACCCCTCAATATGTAGAGGAAACTAAGACCTTTGAGATTAGTGTCCCCTATACTTTAAAATTATTTATACAGGATACATAAGGAGAAAATTATGGCATTATCTTATTATACAGGTATATCTGATGTTAATATAGCCAAAGAGGTTATTGCAAAAACACCAGATTTATATCTTCAGAAACGTGAATATGGTGGTACAGGTGAATATGCACTTATCACTACTACAGGGGTATCAAGACTTACCCCGGCAACATCACCGGCATGGACCATTGATGAGTTTAATTCTACAGTAGCAAACAATATTATTGTTAAAGATGATAACGGGCTTGTTGCTACAGGTAAGGCATTAGATACCGCTGCTACATATGTTGAGTTTGATGAAACTGCAATGGTATTAGAAAGTGATGGTGTTACCGCACCAACCTTTACAGCAGGGACTACATACGACTTTAGGGTATATACACCATCTAGTGCAGCAGGCAATACATACGGTCCATTCTTTGGGCTTGTAGAGGGTGCTGAACTTAATGTAACAGATACATTTATGAAGTATATGTACTCTATACCTAAGCAGATGCTTTTTAAGGATTTAGAAAGTAGAGAGGCTCAAATTGTAGGTGGTCATGTTAATTTTACTGGTACCGATGTTGCTAAAACAATACTTGGTGCTGTTGAATATGGCTCACAGACAGGACAGACTAGCCTTGCAGTAGGCTCTAACCCAGATACTAACCTTTACTACAGACCGACATTTGTAGGTGAGGATAGAAGCAACAGAGTGTGGTCTATGCGTTTACGTGAGGTACAGTTTGAAATTACTGGTAACCAGTTCGGCAAAGCAGAGAGCGGTCATTTTATGGCTCCA